CCATTCACGAAAGTTTAACATGAATTATTTAGAGAATAAAAGAAAATTTATTTTCTTTCTTTAACTGATTTCAAATAATCAAAAATATCATCACCAATTTGTGCTTATTCATAAAATACATTTCTAACTATAAGAATATTCACCACTTCTTCTCGCTTTCAAATAATCAACTATATCCTTATGACCATTTTGTTCTGCACTAGCAATTGCATAATTATAATTACTTATTTCTGCGCCTTTGAATAAAAGATATTTAACAAGATTCAAATTACCAGCCGATGCTGCATTAGCAACTGCGTTTTTACCTATTTCTATTGGAAATTTATTTATTTCTTCGGCTTTATCAATAAGATCTTTAACAAAATCTAAATCACCAGTTGCAGATGCAGAAGAAATTAATTTTTCGCTAACTGGGACACCTTTTTTTACAAGATATCTAACAAGATCAAAATTTTTACCTGTTGTTGCTACAAGGACTGCATCATGACTAACTGGGGCACCTTTTTCTACAAGATATCTAACAATATCAAAATTTTTATCTTTTCCCGACCTCATTGTTTGCCGTATTGCTACAAAGACTGCGTTTTCGCTAATTTTAGCACCACTTTCTACAAAATGCTTAACAGTATCAAAATCATTAAATTCAATTGCCATGTTTATTTTGTTATAATCTTCACTATCATTTATTTTCTCATAATAGCTTTCTTTCTGTTTAGAACTCAATAAATAATATTCTTTAGCAGTTAAATTTCTACTATTCTGATCAGAAATTAATCTATTATGAATATAATTGTCCTTCAAATCACGAATTTTTGCTATTTTATCAATTTGATAATCATCTAAGGGCAATCCAGTTTTAACATATTGAGTCAGCAGAGAATTAAACTTGTTATCCAATAAAAAATCAAATTGCTGATTAGTCAATGGATGTCCTCGTCCAATATATTTTGACTTATAATCAGGAGACAAAGAAACAAACCAATTCAAATCACCCTTTTTTTCTCCTAATTTTTCTTCTTCTTCTGTTTCTTCTGGAGACTTGGGAATATTTACAATTTTTGATATATCAATACCCTTCTCCTTAAGATATTTCATATAAGACTTAGGATCAGTAGTCAATTGTCCAGTGTATGGATCTAATGTTTTGCCAGTCGTATTGACCTTGTCTGTGAGAACAGTTTTATATTGTGTTTGATCAACAACCACAATACCCAATCTGTCATCCCTCGTATCATCATACACAAAATAAAAGGTGCTAATATCTCTGTCACGATAACTTTGCCACATTCTATTTCCCGGTTGACTTATGCAAAAACTCTGACCTTTTCCAAGTATAATACATTGTTCTGTATTGTTGGCTTTATAAACTCTTATCTTGCCACCTGATCCAGTCAAAATTGGCTTTTCATTCTGGAAATCAATATCGCTAGGCTTAAAATTAGATTTTTCCTTATTTGCGTCCTCTCCTTGATTTCCATGAATAATCTGAGTCCAATAAAGATAATTGTCCCAAGGAGGACTAGGTTTCTTAGAACCTAAATCCACAGTAATTAATGGCATTCTGTTGTTTTTCAAATACCTGATATAATCAGTCATATCAGTTTTCAATTCCGCCAAATTCTTATTTTGACCGAAATAATAAGCAGCCAACAACAATAACTTGTCTGTATTTTTATCGTTTTTTGGTATTACTTCAGATAATGCAGTTACAACAGAAGGACCACCAGCTAACTCTGAAGCCAACAGTTTCTCTTCTTTTCCTTCATTTATAAAAAACCATTCACGAAAGTTTAACATGAATTATTTAGAGAACTACAATAAAATATTTCAGTCGAAAACTAAATTCTAAATATGCAAAAATTATCTTCGCAAGGAAAATTATGAGCAAATTTTGGCTAGTATGGTGCAGAACTATGGGATGCAAAATAAGCGATGATAAACTAGAATCAGATACTGCCTGCCTAATTCGCACATTTTGGTGGATCATGCACATAATCACTTGCGGATTCATCATCGCAAACTGCATCAGACATTGGAATAATTGAAAACAATAAACATAATTAAATTATGGAAAAACCTAAATGGACGATAGGAACCGTGAATTGGAAATCAATTGAATTCATTGAATATCAATTGAAATATTTTCATGAATACAATCAAGATTTTGAGTTTTTAGTTTGTGATAATGAAAGCAATGTTGAAACTCCTAAATTCAAAGATCTTAAAGAAAAATACCCAAAATTAAAATGGTTTAATTCACAATGGGGCAATGGTGGTTGGGGGTCACATGGAATTGGTCTTAATCAATGTATGAAGAGGGCAAAGGGTAGATACATTTTGTTAATGGACCCAGATTTTTTTTGGATGAAGAAAAATATATTGTCATTTTTAGAAACATATTTTGAATGTGGATATCATGCTGTTGGCACTGAATATCAAGGAACTGGCTTTCCGATGCCTTGGGGAGCAGCTTATATTATTGATGAAATCAGAGATTTGAATTTAATCGCAAAATCTTCTTTTTGTGAGAAATGTAAAACATGGATTTGGGACAGAGACTATGACACGGGATGGCAACTTAGGATAAGGCTTGGAAATAAACCTCATCAGGCATTTAGACAGGTTCTTAATCAAGTGCCAGATTTGGGGAGATACAATACTGGATACTCACAAACATATGTTTATGACACAAAAGTTATTGCTCATCACTTAAAAGGTGGAAGTCAAATAGAGGGATCTTATAAGGAAGAACAGATCGAAGAAATAAGAAGCAAATACATAGAATGGATTTGGAGTCAATTATATGATTGATTTTAATTTTTATCCCACTAAATTAGTTTATGTCGAACAAATGGACAATAGCTTTAGTCAACTGGAATTCAATTGAATTTATTGAATATCACGCTAAATTTTTCCATTCATTTTCTGATGATTTTGAGTTTTTAGTTTGTGATAATACAAGTCCTTATCAGTCAGAAGAATTAGATGCTATTGCTGAAAAGTATGAAAAAATAAAAATTATTTATCCTGATGATAAAAACTTATCTCACGGTGGTGGGATCAATAATTGTTTAGGTAAGGCATCAGGTAAATATATTTTGATTATGGACCCAGATTTTTTCTGGATGAAGAAGTCTATCTTAAAAATTTTTGAACATTATTTTGATCAGGGTTATCATGCGATTGGAACGGAATTTTGGGATCATCCATTTCCGATGCCTTGGGGAGCAGCATACTACACTGATGAAATTCGTGATTTAGATTGTACTGCCAGAGTTGAAAAATATTGTGATAAATGTAATAACAAGATTTTGGACAAGTGGTCTGATACTGGTTGGGAGATAAGAGTTAGGTTGCACAATCAGCCTCATTTTGGTTTTAGAAGAGTTATGTCTACATGTGTTCCTTATATGGGAAATCATTTTTATGCATTTAGGCCGATCAGCTTTGTATATGATGGTAATTTTATTGCTCATCATTTGATGAGGGGAGAATACAAGGACACAGATTGGCATAAGGATTTTGTTAATGATGAGATGATTTCTGCGAGAAAAAATTACATTGAATATTTCTGGAACAATTTACAAGATTGAGGATTTATGGCTAGGTTAAAATGGACAATAGGAATAACGAATTGGGATTCTTTGGAATTCATACAATATCATGCAAAATTTTTCCATGAATTTTGTAGTGATTTTGAATTTATTGTTTATGACAACGAGAACATTCAAGGAACTGCTTCTTTCGATGATATTCGCAAAAAATATAATAACACAAAAATATTTCAGACTCCTAGTGTATCGCCGGGATGTCATGGACATGGTTTGGGATTGAATGCATGTGTTCAAATGGCTAAAGGCAAATACATCTTGCTAATGGACCCAGACTTTTTTTGGATGAAGAAAGATATATTGTCATTTTTTGAAAGTTATTTCAAGATGGGATATCATGCTATTGGCACAGAGTATTGGGGGAATACTTTCCCGATGCCTTGGGGTGCAGCTTATATTACTGATGAAATTAAAGATTTAGATTTGAGGGCTAAATCACATCCTTGTAATAAATGTAACAATTGGGTTTATGATCGTGATTATGACACTGGTTTTCAATTAAGAATAAGATTGAAGAATAAGCCATTTTTTTTCTTTAGAGAGTCTCAAAAAAGTTCAATTCCTGATTTGGGAAAATTAAATGACATGTATTCGCAAACATTTGTGTATGATGGGCGTAACATTGCACATCATTTGAAGGGAGGCAGTCAACCAAAAGAAGGCCAGAATAGAGATGAACTGATTGCGATTAAAAAGAAATACGCAGAATGGATGTGGAGTCAGTTGTGGGATTGAAAAAATAAACAAAATCTTGAAATCAAATCCATTTTAATTGAATCTCATCAATTATTTATGAAGAAATTTCAGGATCATTTTGGACAATGTTTGGCTGATTAATTTGATTCATACTATTCTTTGTTCTAATCCACTTTGTTCTAAGCCAATCATTAGGAAGTCCAAGACTTATTCCATATTCCTTTTCACCTTCGTATTTTGCAACAGCACCTCTTCCCTGATATGCTTGTCTTTTGCTACTAAGCCAATTTTTTAATTGTTTTTCTGATTCTATTTTGCTTCTTACGCTGGGATATTTTCCATTATCCCTGTAAAATGCAGCAAGTTTTCTTATTTTATCGTAATGTTCTTCTTTTGTAGTAATAATTTGTGGTTTAAGCCAATCATTCGGAAGCCCAAGACTTATTCCATATTCCTCTTCACCTTCGTATTTTGCATATTTCCCTCTTCCCAGATATATTTGCCTTTTGTCAGCAAGCCATCTTCCTAATTGATTTTCTGATTCCATCTTGCTCCCAATACTGGGATATTTTCCACTATCTCTGTAAAATGAAGCAATTTCTTGTATTTTTTGATTATTTTTTTCTTGTAATTTTAATTTTTCATTAGTAATTTGTAGTTCGAGCCAATCATTAGGAAGTCCAAGACTTATTCCATATTCTTTTTCTCCTTCATATTTTCCAACAGCACTTCTTCCCTGATATGCTTGCCTTTTGCCATTAAGCCAAATTCCTAATTGTTTTTCTGATTCTATTTTGCTAAATTGTCTGGGATATTTTCCATTATCCTTGTAAAATACAGCAAGTTGTCTTATTTTTTGATTATTTTTTTCTTGTAATTTTTCTTCACTAAATTGTGGTTTAACCCAATCATTAGGAAGTCCAAGACTTATCCCATATTGCTCTTCACCTTCGTATTTTGCAGCACCAGACCCTCTTCCCAGATATGCTTGTCTTCTTTTATTAAGCCATCTTCCTAATTGTTTTTCTGATTCTATTTTGCTTATAGTGCTGGGATATTTTCCATTATTCCTATAAAATGCAGCAAGTTCTTGTGTTTTTTGATTATTTTTTTCTTTATTTATGGTTGGATAAATAGTTGCAGTGCCATCTGCAAATTCTGATTCTTCTCGATATAACCAAAGTTTGAAATTCATCAATTATTTATGAAGAAATAATCGGATTTATGACAATAAAAAATAAATTATTTGCGGTTATTCTTCATAAATCTTCCAACATTTGGAAGAATATGGATGTGGAGTCAATTATATGATTGAAAAAATAAACAAAATCTTGAAATCAAATCCATTCTAATTGAAGCTCATCAATTATTTATACCGAAATTTCAGGATCATTTTGGACAATGTTTGGCTGATTAATTTGATTCCTAATATTCTTTGTTCTAAGCCAATCATTAGGAAGTCCAAGACTTATTCCATATTCCTCTTCACCTTCGTATTTTCTAGCTGCCAACGGATGTCCAGAATAGGCCTGTTTTCTTGCGCTCAACCATCTATTTAATAATGTTTTATTTGGAGGATAATTACCATTAACTTTGTAATAGTTGGCAAGTTCCTCAATTTTTTGATTATTTTTTTCTTGTAATTTTTCAGTAGTAATTTGTAGTTTAAGCCAATCATTCGGAAGACCAAGACTTATTCCATATTGCTCTTCTCCTTCATACTTGTTTAATTTTCCTCTTCCTGCATATGTTTGTCTTTTTGCTTTAATCCAATTATGCAATTTTTCTTCTTCTTTTAATTTGGCAAAAGGGTATCTTTTCCATTTTTTATAAAATTCCGCAAGTTCTTCTACTTTTTTGAAATTTTGATTTTTTCTTAATTTGTCAAGTTCTACTGACAAATCTGGATTTATTGGTATCGATTCATCATTAAAAACTTTTTCTCTTTGGTCTCTAACTTTTTCTGGAACTAAAGGATTTGCGTAATTTTCTTGGAATCCCTCTGACTTAATGAATTCTTTTATGATATTTTCCATATTGTTAATTTCCCAATAAGGAATCACAAGAAGAGGAATATTGTTTTCCTTGCAAAAATCATATTTTATTTTGTCTCTTAAAACACTTCCTTTGAAATGTGTAATTTCTCTGTGCCAATGTTTGGTAAATTTATAATGTTGCGCTCCATGAAATTCAACAACATATCTTCTGTTGTTTTCCTCAACTAAAAATGAAGCATCAAATCTCAAACATTTTTTATTGACACATTTATCAAACTGATATTGAACATCATGAGATCCAAATAATCTTTTAAGTATTTCGCCAAGTAAAACTTCACCCTTCGATATTGACGGAACTATTGATTTATTTTGTCTTATGATTGGAGAAGTAGTTGCAATACCATCTGCAAATTCTGATTCTTCTCGATATAACCAAAGTTTGAAATTCATAAATTATTTATGAAGAAATAATCGTCTTTATGATAATAAAGAATAAATTATTTGCGGTTCTTCTTCATAAATCTTCCAACATTTGGAAGAATCAGGAAAACTTACCGGATATCCCATCTTCCATTCTAAACTAATTCCAAGCTCATTTTTGCCAAAAGCACAATGTGTCATATTCTTGTTCCAACATTTTTCTTTGCTGGTGTGATAAATGTTTCTTGTCATGTTAAATATCAATTTTTTTCCAATTAAAAGAAAATGCGTGACTCTTAGACCAGTTGAACGAACAAGGTCTAAATACAAACCAAGAACAGTACCAAGACATTCTCCATGAATTGGATTTACTGGCTATTCTTGAACTAGATTCCGACCTGCCAGAAGACCAACAGTAATTTTCTGATATGCTTTTAATGAACATGTTCATTTTACTTCCCATCTAAAAAACTAATTTTAGAAATGTTGCTCCAGTTAACAGATCTTTTTGCATTGAATACATTTGATTCATAAAAATGCAAAATACCATGATCAGATCGACACAATGTGTCAAAACTAAATCTAGCAAAAGATATAAATCCCGTGAAACAAAAACATGAAGATAAATTATTTTTCTTGAAAATCATGATTCAACCACTCTTCCAGAATCTTGAAAAGGGATTTTAATCATCCATTCACAACCATTTGCTTCAAGATTTACCACATGAGCAACACTTTCCAATCCAGTTTGATAATGATTACTATCAGAATATCTTAAAGTTTCTTCAGCTTTTGCAAGAGCCTCATGTCTATTATTCGCAACCACATCAATCGTGTGTGTTTGCGTTGATGTAATCTTTACAGTGTAATTCATATGCTTTTCCTCCAAGACTTAGACCAAGCCCAAGCCCTAGACCTAGACCACGACCACGACCACGACATGGATTTAGACCAAGACTTAGACTTAAAACCAGAACCAGAACCAGAGTAAAACAAAGACCAACATTCAATCTGCGAAAAACTATTTGTTCTAAGAATCATATATTTTTACTCCAAGACTTAGAAAAAGCCCAAGCCCTAGACCACGACCAATACTTAGTCCAACGCTGAAGAACAGACCAGCATTTAGATGACCTGTTGCGATTGTGTTTGAATATCACAAATCACCATTAAACAAAGTCATGCAATCTTCTGAAGAATTAACTATATTCTGCGACCAACAAAAAGATTCCCCAAAAGACCAAGAATTATTCCACCAAGACCAAGACCCCCATCTGTTGTCGGCAAAAGTCCTGCAACAACATTCTCCTGTCCTGAACATAAATCACCACCAACTACTATAAAAAACATAAAGTCCATCACCTATTGCTCTTCTAGCCTGATAAATGAAATCAATATCATTCCTGATCGATTCATCATCAGGATGATTGTCTCCAAAGAAAAATCCTTCCGTATGAGGAAGATTTCCCAACCTAACATCTTTTTCCAAATCTTCTAAATCTTCTAATTTAAGAGAAACATAATCACAATTGAAATCTCCTGTACCACCTTTTCTAAAGAATAGATTTCTCATCCACCCATGAAGATCATGATGCTTACGCCAGTAAAATAATTGATTCTTATCGAGCCCTTCCACAAAAACCGGATTAATGTCTTTCATTTCAATAAAATCTTCTTTTTTAATTGAATAAACAAACATATCAAGTCCCATTATCCACTACCTTTCAAAATCAACTTGGCTTCAGACATATCTAAAAAACAATCATAACCCTCTACCAAAGCACAATACTTACCCTGCCTAGAATTGTACTCCCTACGATAATCAATACCTCTCTCTAAATCCATAACAAAAAATTTACCACAACGAATTGCAAAACCCAACACAATAGCCTTAGCATCTAACAATTTACCCAACTTATCATGACGAAAATGTATCCTCCCCAAATCAACCCAATATGTCCCCCAATCTACCATCAACTCAACAGGCCTATCTCCATACCTGAAATCAGTCAAATTACTAATCTTGCCTGAAGGCAAAAATTCCCGATCACTATCAGAACCAGATAAATCCAAACCAAATAAATCACCAACAACATCCTCAATCAACCAACCAAGAACAAGATCAGAACCATACTCCAATACCGACCTCTTATCACGATGACTTATATCCAACATCCGATTAACATATGATAACTCAATCTCGTTCAAACTATTAGTCAAAATACCCTTAAATAACTTAAACTTGTCAAGATTAGTACCAGAAAAAACAAGACCACGATATCTGACCAGATAATCCAAAAGATCTAATCCCTCTGAAACACAAAAATCACGAAGCAAATTCAACTTCTCGCCTATCATGATCAAACTCCATTAAAATTCGCCTGACCAAAACATAGACCAACTCCAAGGCATAGACCTATATAATTGCTTTCCACGAATCCACCATGTCGAACGAACACGCCTGTATCCCTCGATAGTGCGCCAATTGGACATCATTGTCGATCTAGACCATTCTCTGGATTTATTATGCGTATTTGCCCTAAGAATCATTAGAATATCCATGAATTTCTAAAAAACTACTTATATCTGCAAGAAGATCAATGTTTTGCTCTACTTTTTCTTTTGGCCAATTCCACCATTCTATTTTCAAAAGCCGATCTATTACATTTTTTTCAAATCTATATCTAATTATTTTCGCAGGATTACCCGCAACTATGGCAAAAGGAGGCACATCTTTAGTAACAACTGATCTAGCACCAATTATAGAACCATCACCAATAGTAACACCACCAAATATCATCGATTCTGTTCCTATCCAACAATCAGAACCAATTAAAATTGGACCCTTGTCTCTTCCCTTCGGATAACTGGAATTAGGATAATATGACCTAAATCGAAAATTGCTCACAGTAGGATTATCCATAGATGCATGATCTATTGGACCACCACACAAAAATGTGACCCTTCTTGCTATCCCTGAATAATTACCAACAGTAATTTGGTAATTAGGGAAATGCATGATGCAATCTTGAGCAATACTGGAAAGTGTGCCTAGAGTTATTCCCATGTCGTCACCTCAGCCCCAATCATACCAAAAAAAAGACGAAAATCAACTCTTTTCTAATATGATTGAGATTATTCGCTGTAAGACCAACACGCACAACAAATGTGACCATTCTGAACAGAAAAAATAGCAAATCCAGAGTAAGAACAATGATTGTTCCATGATCTGGAAACCGATATTTCTCCAGACCAACACCAATTAGTATGATTGCAAGAATTTGATCTAAGAATCATTATAAGCCCAACACCAACCAGAACAGATTTGACCACGATGGTGTTCAGAAAAAATGGTAAAACCAGAGAAAGAATAATCATCATTCCATAATCTAGAAATTGATATATTTCTAAACCAAAAATGATACATGTGATTGTTAGAATTTATTCTAGTAATCATGGTTAGATTCCATGCTTGATAGGTTTAATTAGATAAACGACACCAGAATCATAATCTATAAAATCGACGACATCCATTTTATACTTATTCTTTAACCAAATATCAAAAGAATTATAAAAGTCTACAATCGAATCATCATAATTTTTCAGCTTCTGAATGTGATCAAGCGGAATTTCAAGTTTAACTTTATGCAATTCCTCTGGTTCTGTGATATTCCACCTATCAACCAGATCAGTTTCATTTTGCCAAAATTCTTTTGCTTCTCTATCACTCAGAGGAATCCAATTTTTAGCATCATTAACCAATGATGAGAAAAACTCATTGTCTGTTTTTTTATTCTCATTCAACCATTCGGCAACATTTTCATTCTGAGAATATGCCTGTTGGTAATTGCTCGTTTTTGAGTTCAAGAGTCTTAGCAAGACTTCGTGATTACCTGTTTGGACAACATCACTATCCTTTGTCATTGCTAAACATTTTGCTTTATCGCCAGATAGCCATGCCGCAGTTCCC